TATAGTCTCAGATAGTAATCTAACTGAAGCCCAAACAGCAGTCAATCCTATAGAGGATTTTTCACTAACTCCTACTCCTGAATTATTGCCGTATAAGTTAGCAGATGATAAAAAATTTGAACCTCTTTTTTCTTTTTTAAAAAAATCTAGTAATCCCAAAATATATTATTATAGATATATTACAAATAACCATACAAATATAACAAAAAAAAGGGGGATTCCCCTCCCCCTTATTTTCTTATTTTGGTATAGTATTTGTATTATAATCCTAGCTCCATTTGGTTTTTATTTGGTAACCATTCATAATATAATAAAGTATAAAAAGTACCTCTATTAAATTTATCTCTAAATTGGTCTTTATGTAGTAAAGGAGTATTGCGAGTAATACTCATTTTTTGTTTATTATAGGTTATAATGGTATTTGTAAACCCATAAATACTCTTTACTTTTTTCTCAGGTATTGCTATAAGTGTTTTACTTTTTAACTCAGGACAAACCTTATATCCTTTAATAAGTTTTTTAATGTTGTAATAATTCATCTTGTTTCTGTTTTTTTTGTTTATTATACTCCGTTATATTAGCCAAATATCTATCAGGTTTAGGACTATCTAAAATAAAATCCCCCTCACAGAAGGCACATCTTTTTTCTTTTATTAGAGCTTGTCTTTGACAAGTCATACAAAATCTAAATTTTTGATAATCCATTATATATAATTTATTGCATTAATTAAACCTTTTCTACTTATAGGAAAATCTTTAGTCTCTAAAATTATACATCCCTTTTTATATGTTTCTAAATTATTTTTAATATCCCTATTGACTTTACTCATAAAACTTACAGCATTTTTTCTATTTGTAAATCCCTTTTTAATGTCTTCAAAAGGATATATATTAACTTTATTTCTTACGATATATATTTTCATTTTATTTCTTTTTTAATGGGGGGATTCTCACCCCCCTGTTATTATTTATCCTAATCCTATTGTTTTTTTACTATTTAGAGTTCTGTGTGCATCTAGTTTTTCTTTAATAAATTTCATTACCTTTTCACTATTAGATACATCTTTCCTATCTCCTTCATCTAACCAATTTATAAATAACCTTAATTCGTTAGTATTATTATTGCTATTAATTTTTAAAGGACTCATACCTGTTGATGATATATTAAATTTTATTCTCTTATTTTCATCATCACCACTACTTAAACTTTTTAATATAAGTGTTAATTCTATATGACAAATATCTACTCCCAATGAGGTATTAGATGTGCTTTTTATTTCTTGTAATTTTAATTCTGCTTTCATTTTATATTTGTTTTTAAATTTTTAGTTTTTGACTTGGTTAATTTCTCAATCTTTTTTATTAACCTTGTCGTTAATTATACTGTAAATATATTTTAAATAATTGGTTCTCGCAAGTTTTTTGACCTGAAATGTGCCTTAAAAGTAAAAATAAATGGTTCTACCTCTGTTAATTTTTTTAAAAGTTTTTTAGAATTTTTTGCTTTTTAGGTATTTTATAGGCAAAATCTATATAAATACTAGGCCTCTACCTTCATAAATAGATTGATTATCTCCCTCTATTGAGTTAAGATATTCAGCTAAGGCACATATAAGAGCTATCACTCCATCTATTTTATTAGTACTTTTTGACTTATCAGGTTTTATATTTCCAGCTGGGTCTTCTTTTAATTGTACATTATTAAACATCCATCTCAGTACTGGATTGCCTCCATGATTAATCTGTTTAGATAAGACTAATTTTTCTAGGAGTTTAGTAGGAGCTGATAAACTTACAAACCCCATACCTATAGGATTCATTTTAGCTCCATCATTAATTAAGTTTACTACTATCTGAGATGAGTTCCACCTATCAAAAGCACAAGAAATTATATTATAATCCTCTGCTAGTTCTTTAAATTTAGCCTCTATAAAATTATAATCTTGTACATTCCCCTCAGTAGATATTATATATTTTTCATCTACCCAGCTAAGATAATCCACTCCATCTCCTACCCCCTGAGTATTTACCTTATCCTCAGGTACAAAGAAATAAGGTAGTATATCAAAATTATCATCATCATCAGGAAAGATTAATACTAGAGCTGATATATCTCTAGTACTAGCTAAATCTAATCCAGCAAAGCAGTCTCTCCCTTTTAATTTAATAGGGTCAATAGGAGAGATATTACACATCATATAGTCCTCATCAGTAATCCATAAACTCTCAGAGCCAGTCCATATATTTAAATGGAGTCTCTTAAATGTATTCTGAAAACTAGGAGTAATCTCAGCTTTTTTAAATTGCTGTTGGAAATAATCTTTTTTAATAATAGTACCATAGGCTGGATTAGCTTTCTTCCATACCTCCTCAGACTTCCAATCATCCTCTAAATCTGCTCTATATAATACTGGTAAAAAAGTATCATCTTTTATAATTCCATCTCTTACTTTTGTAGCATACTCAGACATCTGAAAGCATAAACTCTGTTTATCATATCCAGCAGTAGTAATAGCCATGATAAGAGGTTGCCTCCTAGCTCCAGTAGCAGTAGTACATACCTCCCATAAATCATTAGATTTCTGAGTATGTAGCTCATCAAAAATTAGAGTACTTATATTCATACCATGAGCAGTATTAGACTCTGAGGAGATAGCTTTATAAAATGAGCCAGTACTCTCTATAGTAATAGAGTTTCTAAATACCTTAGCTCTTTTATTTAGTTCAGGATTTTGGAGTACCATTTGTTTAGCTATTGAAAATACTATACTCGCCTGAGACCTATCAGCTGCTGCTGAAATAATTTCTTGACCTATTTCTCCTGAGCAAAATAATTGATACAAAACTATAGCAGCACAGAGATTACTCTTACCATTTTTCCTAGGTATTTCTATATAGCAAGTTCTATATTTTCTCATACCACTCTCATCTACCCATCCGAATAGTGGTTTTAATATCTCCTCCTTTTGAAACTCCTCTAGTATAAATGGTTTACCCCCTAGCTCTCCCTTAGTATGAGTTAGATATTTCTCTATAAAAGCGACTGCTCTCTCTGCTTTTTTTTTGTTGTATTTATATTTCATCTACCCTGACCTCTATAAGATTTTTTATATCCCTCAGAATTTTTATTCTTGCTCTGCTTGGTTTTGGCATGGATGCCCTTTCTTTTTTTTCTTTTATTAGGAGTATATTTCCAAACATTTTTTTTAGTGGCCATTTTTTAAAATCTCTTTAATTAAATAATACATTACATCAGAGGTCATACTGTTACCAGCTTGTTTATATAATTGAGTATCTGATAATCCCTCCTCTTTACATTTGTAATAAAACTCATCAGGAAACCCTTGTAATCTTAAACACTCTAAAGGAGTTAATTTTCTTATCCTTTTTTCTTCTAGTATTTTAGGCTCATGACCTCCTCCTGAGCAAGTATTTAAACAGGGAGAGAGTCCATCTTTACTATATATTCTCCCTCTTATAGGATTAGAGAAATTACCAGTATTAACTATATTACCTATCTGTATAATACTATCTAGCTGACTAGTAGTAATAGCATTAGATAAATCATCTTTTCTAGTTTCTAGCTGTTTCTCTATTTTATTATTATCTGTATATCTACCTCTTAAAGCAGCTCCTTTTATTTCTATTAAATCATCTGCTCCCTGTCCTCCTACTTTTAAACTGCTCATTACATCTGTTTCTATATTATGGAATTTAGCTCTAAATCCATTACCTTTTTTTTTATTTCTTTCGTTATATGTTTCTAATTTAGATACAGATTTATCACTTAAATAATACTTATCATCTACCTCCTCCTCTAAAATATCAGCTAATTTTTTTTCTAATTTAAAAGGCTTAGGCCAATTAAAAGTATGTTTATCATCTCTAAAACCTACTATAAAAATTCTCTCTCTGTTTTGAGGTAATCCATAATCTTTAGTATTAAGTACTTTATAATATATATGGTAATTTAATCCATCTTCATAATTAGTAAAGCTATATTGATTATTACAAGTTTTTGCTAAACAGTCTAAAATAACTGCAAAAGTTTGCCCTTTATTATGAGATACTAATCCTTTTACATTTTCTAAAATAAAATACTTAGGCCTTTGAGCTTTTAAATACTGGAGTAAATCAAAAAATAAAGTCCCCCTAGTATCATCAAATCCCTTTCGTTTACCAGCCATGCTAAAGGCTTGACATGGAAACCCAGCTATATATAAATCTACATAAGGAGTTTTATTATGGTCTCTAGTAGTAATATCATCATAAAAATTTTCTGTTTTATGATTAGCTAAATAGCTTTGCTTTGCATACTTATCGTAATCACAAGCAAACATACTTTTAAAATCTACTCCTAAATTTTTAAGAGCTATTTCAGGAGAGCCTATACCTGAGAAATCTGTTCCTACTTTTAACATATATTAATCATTAAAAAAGTTAAATTCATTATCTTTAATTTCTAGTTTTTGAGGAGATGTTATTTTAGTTCTACTGCTAGGAGTTAATCCAAAATGAGAGGCTATTTTTATAGCTTGGTCTAGAGCTTGTTTTGAGATAGTTTGCATAGGTACTATCTGAGAATGTTTAGGCCTTCCCTCATCATCTTTATAAACCATTATCCTACCTACTCTCCTCAGTTCTTGTTCAGCTTCAATATGTAAAGCCATACTATTAGCATAGGCCTCTATCAATTTTAAATCCACTTGATAAAGCATACCTATATTGTTAAGCTGATTTACTACTAAATCATACTGCTCTTTTCCAATTTCTGAAAGCCATTTAGGAGATACTGGTAAAGTAGAAACTTTCTCCACCTCCATAGGATTATCTAGCTCTCTAGATTTTCTTAATGTGCCTCTAGCTTTTTTTAATTCTGTTGGTATTTTTTTTCTTCCAGTCATTTTATTTTTTTTTCAAAACCCAAACTAAAACCAGTTTAAGTTCAGTAAACTAGTTTAGATACCCATAGCTTATAACCCCCCCTGTGTAGTTTTGGATATAAAAAACCAAAAC